GTCCCCTTTAAAGCATCGTAATGCTGTAGTTGTAATATTTATTATTACAGCAGGTTTTCGACGATGATACGGCGATAGTAAACGTTACTATCTTTTGTCAGAGCGCCAGCGCCCAGTGTCAGACCTTCTGCGAATGGGTTTGCGACCATGCCGTAGCGGGTCTTGAAACCAATCTTAGGTGCGAAGCTGTCTTGATCAACAGCACGAACCATTTGCAGAGGAACGTATGGGCAGTAGAACAGACCAGCGTCAAATGCAGAAGAACCCTTATAACCGATGGTCATGTAGTTGCCAGTTGCATATGGATCGATGTAAACCTTCATACGACCGTTCAGAACACCAGCGAAAGTGTTGCCTGTGTCGTCGATTTGCAGGTTGTTGCTGTTCAGAGCAGGAGTGTAGTCTAGAACACCAGCCATCTGTAGAGCGGAAGCGACGTCCGAAGAACAGATGATGATGTTGCCCTTACCGCGACGAGTAGCCTTGGCAATAGCGTTAGCTTCACGTTCGATTTGGAACATCAGACCCTTGAACTTCTCAACAGACCAACGGCCGTTTGCGTCGACGTCAAGGTCGAACACACCAGCGGTTGTTGTGCCGGAAGCAGCACCGCGAGTAGCGGTAACGTTGATTGTACGAACAACTTCACGGTTGATCTCGGCAAGAATTTCGCCGGTCAGGATGTTGCTCAGTTCGGTTTCAGCGTCAAGACCATGAATAGCCTTCAGATCTTGTGCCAATTCCATTGTGTACTCAGCCTTCAGTGCACGGCTCTTAGCAGTGACGGTAACCTTGTCAATGCTGAAACCCATTTGTGGGAATGCAGTATTGCTTGTGGTACCAAGTGCTTCTGCTTGTGCAGTAGACATACCAGAACCAAAGTTGTAAACACCGGTAGAAGCCAGGTTGTTAGTTTGGGTGGTAGAACCAGGAACGCCACCAACGTTCTTCTGACCCAGTGTGTTAGCACCAGAGACGACAGAAGAGTACGATGTGTCGACTTCGTTGTAGAACGTTTCACCAGTCATTGCTGTGGTGTTAGCGTACTGTGAGCGCATTGCGAAGATCAGACCGGTAGGACCAGTCATTGGCTGAACGCCGCAGATGTCATAAGCGATCAGGTTAGGCATGGCACGACGAACCAGGCTGATAAGCACAGGGTCGAACGTTGCAACGTTACCAGCGCCACCAGCAACACCGTTGTTCACGGGAATTGGAGACTCGGTAAGCATTTGGCTGCCAGGAGCCTGGCCGGAAGCTTCCATAAGAGCACGCTCGGTGTTCTCAAGCAAAGTAGCGACGACGCTACGCTTGTGAGCACTTTCGATCTTAGGAAGATCGTCGTGGTTCAATACAGGAGCCCACTTCTGTTGAATTTCTTCATTAAGGTACATTTTCTTTTTCCCCTTCTTGTGTAGTTAAGTTGGATATTTTTATTTATAAAGAATTATTTTTTAACCGTTCTGGAAATAGCTTGTGCATAGAATGACACAGGGCTATTAGCAGGAGCTGATGCTGGTTGTTCGTTGCTTTCCTCTACTTGTTCCATTAGAGTCTTAGCACCAGCAGCTGGCTTCTCAGAAGGGAAATAGTTTTCTTTTACAATTTCCAACTTCTTACGATAACTTTCAGCTGTATCAAACTCGACGCCTTCTGCAAGAGCAGTCAGCTTTTCCGCTTGTGTAGCAGCAAGACCTTCAGCAACGTTTGCAAGAATCTTTGCGCGAGCAGCTTCGTTCAAGTCCTTCTTGAGAGACATATTTTCTTCCATTACTTGATCAAGACGAGCTTGAACGGAAGCGACCTCATCTCTCAACTCATCAACGACTTCGAACTTGTCTTCTGGTACGTTAATGTGGTGCTGTTCGAATAGAGACTTCAGATCGCCGATGAAGCTTTCTGTAATCTCTGTTCTCAAAGATGCCTCAACGGCAACCTTGTTTTGCTCAAGCCACTGCTCAGCAACATAGTCCATGTACTGATCAATCTTGCTTGTAATTTCTTCTTCGACGCGTGCTACTTCTTCTGCAAGAGCTGTGTTGTACTGCTCTTCCAGTTCAGCAATTGCTTCGTTGACTTGTGCAACGACAGCTGCTTCAAAGATAGTAGTTGCTTTTTGTTTGAAGTCTTCAGATAGTTCGCTACCGCTGAACATAGCATCGATGTCTTCTTTAACACTGTTAGGAACAAAGCTATAAGACTGACCAGGAGTAGCATCGCTGCCCTTCATACCAACAGAACCCTTGTTAGAGCCTGCTGTGTCCTTTGTCGTCTTGACGTTGTTCTCAGTGCTTGTTTCTTCTTCGCCTTCACCTGGTTGGATATGAGCAATGGTATTCATTGACTCACCGTTACCTAGGTTAGAAGCAGGAAGAGTGGCCTTCTTGTCGACAGGGTCAGCAGTGTGAGCAACACCGGTAGCACCTCCGCCAGTCTGGACCTTTTCTTCCAATTGTTTTTTGTTAACAGTCATTTAAAGCTCCTTATGATTTTTATTTATTTATAAAATTGACTTTTCGAAATGTCGGAGAGGAATTGTTTAAATACATTAATTGCGGTTTCCTCAGAAATTCTCTGACGAGCACCACGATTAATTTGCTCTTTAAACTGTTCGAGCTTCTGGGCTTTAAGGAGACCGTTATCCCATACCCAATCGACACCTTCCATAATCCCACGTACAAATGCATCAGGAGCTGACGGATCGGCAACAATGTCACCTGCCGTAGCAAGGAAAAAGTCGTCCTGCACTTCCATGACGCCGTCTTTGTTTTCTTTAATACTTCCCATACCACGAGAAGAGATTCCAAGCGAAGCACCTTCGCTGATCAATCCCTTCACAATGTTACCCATTGGAGTATCTAGTACCTTTGCTTTGCCCATGATATTGTTACCTTCACGGTACAATCTCTTGAACATGATAGCTGCGCGCTCTAGGTTAATTGTAGGACCAGATGGATGTCCTAGTTCACCATAAGCTCTGTTCTTTGAAACGTATTGCTCGTTGTAGCGAGTCATTTCCTTTTCGAGAGTATTAATGCGGTACATCCGACCATTACGGTTCTGGATCTCACCTTGCATAATGATACCTTCGATGAAGACGTGCTTCTTGCCTTCACGTTCTTCAACAACGTACTTGACGTCTTCGTTTAATTCTGTTATGAGCTTCATGATTCTATTTAAGAAAAAGCAACAGCGCAAGCTCTTACAGCAACATTGCTTGCTAGCGTGTCTGTTGGAAGTTTAAGGAAGTATTCCGTCGTACCGTTGGCCATGGTACATGTACCAGCTGTTCCACCGGTGTTAGCTCTTGTTATAAGAGCCGCCCCACCAGAGTTGTTATGCACACGAACAACAGAAGCAGAGCTTACTGTGTTAGCAGTAGTGAGAGCAATTTCTGAGGTAATTATTTTAATTGTCTCAGCCATTTAGTACCTCTTCGGCAATTGCAGCTACATCATCATACTGTTCGGCTTCGATCATCTCAATAATAACTTGCTTATTGTCATCATCGAGTTGTTCAAATACTTGCTCAACTTGCTTACGTGTTTCATCATCGAAACAGGCAAACAGATCAGTATCTTCTTTCATCTTGATTGGCTTTGGTGGCTGAGCATACTCAACATCTTGCTGAAGACCATCATGCATGTCTTGAAGGGTGCGATGCATGTTCTTCATTGTATAGACGTGACCACTATGCATGTGTCCACCTTTTTCTTTGTTCCACTCGGTTGGCATCATTGCAGCTTCTTTGTGTGCATCAACTTGAGTGCCAAGCTTTTTCAACATATCCTTAACGCCAGCGTGGTATGTTGCATACTGCTCATGACGAGCTGCCTCATCCAACTGTTCAAATTGCTCTTGGAATTCTTCAAGGCTCTCTGCTACACGCTTTGCTGTTGCAGTTGCAATAGCCATCTTCTTTGATTTATCCATGCTAGGATTGTCACGCTCGATAGCTTGAGCAACGTCCTCACGCTTTTTTGTTTCTGCAGGAGTAAGAGTCTTCTCAAGAATTTGTTTCAACGACTTGACACCCTCATACACTTTTTGATCTTCGCCAGTGTTGTATCCATGACGTGTAGGTGTGCGATCGCTGTAGTTAATGTTTGATGCTCTAAAGTGATCATCGCCATTACCGTTAGCGTCGTCAGTCTTTTTGACAACGTGCTTATCCATGAAGCGCTTTTCGTCCTTCGTCTTAGGAACGAGAGCAGTTACTGAATCAGGTTCAATAGGAGATGATGGTTGCGGCTTTTCAGCTTTCGCTTCCAGTATTTGCTTCAATGTTTTCATCGGATGGTTCCTCGTTTTCTTCTTCAGAGGATTCCTCCTCCTCGGTATTTAAATAGTTCTGAGCTACGTGCTGCTTCGCTGCATCAACAACATCAGCTACACGATCAACGACTAATGAATTAAATGCCGTCTCAAAATCACTTGGACTCTCTCCACGCGCGGCACTAATCATGTCAGCAATTGTATATTGTTTGTCACTCATATTTTCTCCATTTTATTTAGTTATTCTGTTCACCCGGTGCAACAGAACTTACGCCACCTTGCGGGCCTCCAGGAGCCATGCCACCACCTGGTGCATCGCCCGCTGCCGCTTGTTGTTGATAGAGAGGATTCTCTTGTTCACTCATTGACTGTTCATCCATCTCTTCAATATCTTGATCCGACTGCTGCAGAACATTTTTACGAACCCACTCGTTTGAATAATACGTGCCGACGAACGGCTGAATCATTTGTAGTGTGTTCAAACGGTCACGGAGAACAGTAGATGTTTTTTGTTGCTCAAAGTAATTATCTTTTGCGTAGTCAAAATTAATGTTATTGACAATGGATTTCCAATCCTCTTCTGTCATAACATTTTTAAGAATTAACTGCTTTTCAAGTGCGACAAGGAACACTTCGTTAAAACGAGCACGCAGTCTATCAATAAACTTGACAAACTTCATTTCATCACGTGACACTTCGGCATCTTGTCCAAAGTTAAACGTACCTTCCGATTGTAATCTTGTTACGGGAACGTTTAGCGATTCATACAACTTCTTCTGGAAGTATTCCACGTCGGCCATCTCGCCAAGGTTCTGACCTGCTGGCAATGTTGTAATCTCTGTTCCACGACTACCTTCGCGGCGTGGCAACCAGTAGTCTTCTAACATTGTCATAAACTTACGATCGTCTCTTACTTCGCCTGTGGAAGCATCATAGACGACTTTGTTCTTATGACGTTGCATCATATCACGGAGATATTGTTCTGCCTTCATCTTTGGCAGGTTACCAACGTC